AGGACACTCACATAGAATTAGCAAAAGATGATCGGTCTTTTAGACTTCTTCAAGATTAGCGGCGTTAGCGAGCAATCGCTGGCCGCCTGGCTTGAGCCCCTTTGGAAGATTCGCGCTAAAGAGCGTGATAGTTTGTGGGTGACTCAAGCAGTCGGGGTTGCAGTAATGGTGACGCTCCTTGCGGGCATCACAGGCGCGACGCGGTCACGTATTGTGGCCGTGGTGTGCTTGATTGTGGCGACCTTGATGAACTGGATTTGGTTAGAGACTTTGATCTCTCGCGTACTCGATGATTTGATCCGCGATTGGTTAGCTAATGGCTCCACCGATGCGTACTCGGACTCCGTATACCACTCAATGGTGGTCAGGCGGCAGGTCCAATGCGCAGAGGAGGAAGCCAACAAGCGAACCGATTCGATATTCGTATGGCTCTATGGCGGTGGATTCGTCCGCATGCTGAGCACTGACTACGAGACCTGTGTCCTCCTGAGACAGTACCCGGAATTCTCGAGCTCTCCCCCAGCCTTCTGGCGCGGGATAGCCTGGCTTTATGCCACAGCCTGTTGGCTGCCTGGATTCGTGTTTAGTACTACGTTTTGGTTTGTGGTTTTGGCCACGGTAGGACTGGTGACGGTGATTATTGTCGTAGGCGCTTTCGTTTACTTCTCCTGGAGAGCGTGCGCTCAGACGCGAGTAACCGTGAAAACGGCGATTCCCCCTGAGTCCGCTAGCAAGCTTCGAGAATGGCTTGCACTCGAATTTTCCCCCTTTGCGCCCGTCGCGAGCACAACCAACCCCCATTGGGCGTTGGCCGCTGAACGCTCGTTCATACAGAAAGTCTTCCAGAAGATGCTGTTGAGCAGGTTTCCGCGTGTGCGCGACATCGGTGGTAGCACTAAGAGGGCTCGAAATTTGGGCACGAAATTGCACGTATGTAATCCTTGCTTAGACGCACTTGACAACGTCAGGCACGATGCATCGGTAATCCAGAATGAGGTTTGCGGATATACGGCTGAACTATGCCCATCACGATTTAGATTGCCTTTCGCCATGGCAATACACTCAATGTACTATTTGAACAACGAAGCCATTGTGGCGGCCGTTACTGGCCCCACCTTGGTGGCCTTGCATAAATTTGACGGACAGAACGGGCAACTGTTCTCGGAGACCGGGATTTTGCAGGCGGATTGGACAATTGAGAACAACGAGGTCGTGATGGTTCCTGTCGGAGGAACGGAATACAGACATCCGAATTTGAAACTGGAACAGAATGGAACGATCGTCACCAGAGATGGCGCGATCTGCTACGAGCATGTGGGGCAATTGGTTAATAGCCATGTGTACCTAATGCAACCTGTTAACGGTTCCTACAGCACAGATGACCGACGCAATCTGGTCATCACGCCTATAAGAACGGCGCATACGCTAACACACGGCACAGCTTATCGCAGGGGCGAGGACTGGGTTGTCGAAGTGGATGGGGTGAGTCATTTGGCCCCAGCTTCGATAATCGAGCACGTCGCCTCCCAAAGCGTGAAGCAGATGGCGAGCACTGATACCCTAGGGTTCAGGGCCGCCGTCTCCAACTGGTTGGTTTCGTTGCTGAAAAGCAAAGGAAAAGAGCCACTCTTGCAGGTCACGGACCCGCTCATAGAGTTGGTGACCCAGAGATGCCAGGAGATGTACAGCGATTTTGCAAATGTGCAAATGTCTTATCCCGAAAATTACAAGGAAATGTGGTACCCCATGCGAAAGCTCATCGACCTGCATATGCAGTGGAGACTTCGCAGTGTAAGGAGCACGTTGGGTCGGTTGGAGAATGCCATGCGAACAGTGGCGCCCTACCGTTTCAACGAGTGCACGTATCACACCACTTACGAAGCGATTGTGAAGCACGTCCCAGGAGAGGTCGAACTAACCGGCAACGGCAATGATCGGCCCTTTCAAGCTGCTGGCCCGGCAGTTAATGCCGGCCCTAACCACCAGCGTGAGCGCGGTGCCAGCAGCGACAGCTCAGAACAGTCTCGCGTCGGTGGTGCTCCGAGTAATCAACCCCGAACAGGAAATGGATCCCCGTCTGGCAGGCAGCAAGGAAATGGTACCCGTAACGGGGGCCCCAATTTTGGGCCACCCACTCAACGGAACGTCAAACCCTTTGGAAGACCATCAGCTGCCGCGACACCTACACCCACCAGCATCTCTGCATCAACCGAAAACGGACAAGGACCTTGTGTGCCTGTGCCAAGTTTCGGCTCTTTCAGCGACCTCGCTTCGGAGATGCCTTCTAGACCTATGTCTGTTGCCTCGAGCAGCGGCGGGTCAGAGGTGTAGTGATCGCGATTGCGACACAGACGACTTTGGAAATTTTGTACCAGCAGAGGTTAGCCACCCGAACCGCTGCTACGCTCATCTCACGACATTGCAAATTGTTACGGCGTTTATACACTCACCTCAAAATGAGTGGTTGACGAAAGATATCCGTAAGATACCGTTTGAAGAATGGGCAGACAAATATCCAAAGAACATTAGGGAGAGGTTATATGAGGCGAAGACCGTGTACGACGCGAGGCAGTTAGTAGATTCTGACGCGCGTACCAAGTGCTTTGTGAAAATGGAAACGTCAGCTAAACAAACTGACCCAAGGAATATCACAACGAGGAGAATGGAATGGAATGTGGCCTGTGGACCGCAAATCAGCTCTATAGAACACGCAGCTCGCGAGAGCCCATATTTGGTCAAAGGGTTAAGTCCAGACCAGCGGGCAGCGAAGGTTGAGCGTGTCAGGGAGTTTGGTTTTGTGCTCGAAAAGGACTACAACCGCTTCGATAAGACGATCTGCTACGATTACCAAAGAGTGGTGGAGCATCGAATCTTGAGGCATCCGTTCATTGACGATCTCCCGTTTGCCGCAGCGTTAAAAGCGGCACTGATAATGGCAGGAATAACTGCACATGGCATAAGGTATTGGCGCAAAGGCTCGAGAGGGTCAGGCGACAGGCAGACTTCAATCGGTAACGGTTTGGACAATGCTTTTAATACTTTTATGAGCTTATGCAGATTCCCCATTGATTCTTGGTTCGGTTTTCATGAAGGTGACGACGGGATGATTGGTGTAAGACTCGGTTACGAAGAGTTCGCGATGTCAGCCCTCACAGTGCTACAAGCCTGGGGGTTTTCCATCAAGCTAAGGATGACGCCTACGGTCCAGGAAGCTGGATTCTGTGGGAGGTTGTTTGTTGACGGCTTGCAAATGGGAGATTTGGCAGACATCCGACGCGCGTTGGTAAAATTCCACGTAACTTGCAGTCAGGGGAGTGTTAAGAACTTGCTCCTCGCTAAGGCCATGTCATATTGGGTTATGTCTAAGGACCAGCCCATATTGGCGTGGCTATGCTATGCTATCATAAAACTCTTGCGACCTACCATCTCTGGGAAGTCGCAGAATCGCGCCCTAGATCGTATGAAGAAGACGATATACGCGGTCAGGGACATGTCAAACTCCGAAATCTTCGAAGCCATCAACACGATGACGGAACCAGTGGTCTGCGCCGAAAAGCGCGGGGCTGCTGCGTATCACGGAATCGGATTAGATAAGCAGTTTCAGATGGAGGAAGAGTACAGGACATGGCTTGTAATCGGACACATACCAGAGCGGATTTTCCACCCTCTGGAGTCCTACGACGAGATACAAGCTGCGAGAGTTTTCCCGCACATTGCACAGTAGACACATGACAGGCTCAGCGGCCGACAGGGGCTTGACGAACCCCGGCCTGCATGTTGTTGAATAAAATTCCGCGAGTTGGTGATGCAGTTCACCCGGTGCCGAGATGTCTATCTCGGTAGTCGAAA